CGAACGGTTGCAAGACCTGCCCATCCAGCGACATGTCGCGCAGGCGCAGTTGGGTGCGCGTCTCGATATCGGTCTGGAACCAACTTTGCGGCCGCTGGGTAATTTCCTTGGGAACCCATTCGTTACCCAGCATCTCCCACTCGATCTCCTGGCATGAGAAACCGTGACCGATACCATCGAGCGCATCCAGAATCACATCCTCAAGGTTGAGTATGTCTTGAATTGACTCCTTGGCGTATCCGGCTAGCTTTTTCTCGGTAGAACTGGCTCCACGCGGCGGCACAATGTCCCAATCCACAGTGAGCAGCGCGCGCTTGCGCTTGCTCATCTCGGCGAAAATATGCGTATCCTTTTCTTCCATATCAAGAAATAGATTGTGTTGCTCGGTCATATTACCGAACTCGGCTTGCTGCAAAATATTAGCCAGGCGCGCCGGTGTCAGGCCACGGCTCGGATGCGTGGCAAACTCACGATGTAATTGCGCAAGACTCGAAGTCTGCGGCGTTTTGAGCGCATCGCTCTTGATCGCATTACCGTTAACATCAACTATGCTTACCATCCTCTTCTCCCGGAGTCATTTTGATCGCGCCCGCTGGACGCGCTCGTATATTCAATTTTTTGAGAACCGGACAAAGCCGCCATCCATAGCATGTGCAGCGCATCAGGGCCATCATCGTGATCAGCCTTGGGAAAATGGCGTAACTGCTCAATCAGCGTAGTCTGGCTCGGGTTGAGCTTGATTAGGCCATTGGCAAAATGCGGCTGCAACGTCTCGATGCGCAGCAGCTTGTCGGTCGTGGGTTTGACGGCACGGGCGGGAACAGGCACACCAGCAATGGCCGAACGTTTCACCAGCTCGGTATATAAAAACTCTTGAAACTGCACCGTCTCAACCACCCACAGCACGCAGCGGTATTTCTTTTGCAGGGTGATCACATCTTCGATAATGCGATCCGGCAGACGCTTTTTAATCGGCGCTTCCACCACGTACAGCTTGCCTGTGATGCGGTCATAACCTCCAACCAGCAACGCGGAAGGGTCGCGTGATGCTCCAGCTTTACCCAGTGACGGGTCGCATGCGCCGAAGTAGATTAGATTTGGCGGCAGGCTTTGCCACCAACAACCGTCGAGAATATGGGCGAATGGCGCATCATCGCCGGACACCGGATCATTCTGCTGCTCGGAATCAAACGCCGCACGGCCATCGCGGGCGCGTTTGATCATCAGCTGGTAAAGCGGTTGTCCATCTGGCCAGCATACAATCGCACCGGCATCCATCTCATCTTTACACCTAGTGTAAAGCTGTAATGCAGCATCTTGCCCCTCGTTGAGCAGCTTTTCTTCCCATTGCTCCCACAGGTGCATGTTGTCCGGCCAGCGTTCGACGGACTTGAATTTCTTCGATGTCCACAGCCGGTTTTTGAGCAGGCGCGACAGCACCGAGTCGTAGTGCAGGATGGTGCCGATCACGATCACGTCCATCGTATCGTCGGCAGCGCCCAGACTAAGCACGGTTTTTTTCAGCCAGTTTTCCAGCTTGTCGCGTTGCTCCGGGCTGAGCACGTTTTCATCGTTTTCCAGATCATCGCCGATCACCAGATCGGGGCGATGCGGGCCGTGGCGCAAGCCGCGCATGCGCTTGCCGGAGCCGAACGCCTGTACCTTGGCATCGTTGGCCGTGATGATCGTGCCGATCTGCCATACGCGCCCAGCGCCGCAAGCTTCGGGGAAGTCCATCGACAGGCGCGGGTTAAAAGCCAGCTCAGCCTTGATCGCCTCCAGCATGGTCGCGGCCTGATCCAGCGCATCCATCACGATCACCGGGTAATGCTTGCGCCCGGTGACCACGCACCAGATCACGAATATTTGAGTGACCAAGGTTGACTTGGCATTACCGCGCGGGGCGGCAATGGCTTCGTGTTGCCCCACTGGGTTGTCCACGATCTCAGGCAGCCGGTCGTAAAGGTAGGAATGTAACGCTGCCTCACCTTTTTTAACGTAGTGCGGAAAGTAGGTGCGGGCAAAGAAGCGGTAATCGTTCCATGCCTTCTGCCTGCGCTCGGCCAGCGCAGCCGGATCAGGATCGAAGCCATCCACCTCGGCCTCGATCTGAAGGCGAAAGTTTTGGGCTAGTTTGCCGATCTCTTCAAGGAAGGTTCGCTTGGAGGTATTAGCCATACGCCTTCACCAGCTCTTCGCTGAACGGCTCCAACACTTCGATCAGCGCGGCTGCGTGCTTCGGATATTTTGTCCTGGTGAACTCGGCCAACCGCTTCACCACATCCGTGGCCACCGCCAGCTTGTCCGTCTCCGGCATCATTCGGGCGAATGCCGCCATCAGCTTATTCAACGAATCAGACAGGCTGGCCAGCGCCTTGACCTTATCCAGAGCGGACATATCGGTTGCGGTCTGGATCGCCTCGATGGTGGCCTGCGTCTGCTGTATCGCCACAGCCAGCGTCTGGCGCATCACATCCTCGATACAGCCGCCCGCCAGCATCTGCGCACCGCGTGCCTTGTCCCAATCGTCGCCCAGCTCTTTGGCGGCACGTTTCCAGTTACGTACGGTGGCATAGGGCACACCCAGCTTGACCGCCGCTATTTCCAACGAGAGCTGATCAAAAACATAAGCCGCACGGACGGCGCGGCGTGAGTCTTCACCGTGTGCCATTGGATTCTCCCGGTGAAGGGCGGCGCACGCCTGGTGTCTGGCTGCGACCTAACGCGACATCTTCACCGCGTGCTGTAAGGCGCACGGCATCTAGCTCTAGCGGTTCGACCAGCGCCATCTCGTTTAACCATGCGATCTCGGATGCCATCTTGTCCGCACTGGTGACATAGCCAGTGCGCTCTACCTGATTGCGCAGGGCGGCACGGTTGAGCGTGTAGCCCGGTGCGAAGTACAGCGTCAATAAAATCGCCAAGCGCCGCGAAGCGGATATCTCTTCGGCATAGCTCATTATTCGTCTCCCTTAAGCAGATGTCGGTGCAAAGTATTCAATAGCGTACTTACGCCATTGAACTGGCCAGATAAATTACTAATGTCATTTCCGATTTCGTTGATCTTATTGTGCATATCTGCAAGATCATCGTGAGTTAAAGCTGCGTCGGATTTGGTTTCAAGCGCAACAATTCGTTCTAAATAATCAGTTAGCGTTTCCTCTAAATCATTTTCGATTTGCTCAAGTTTCGTAGATACCTTTTGATCTTCCTGTGCCCTGCGTGTTAAGTCTGATTGAATAGTTCCGAATTGTTGGTTTAACTGAGACTTGAATTGTTTTATGAGGATCGTTCCGAATGCCCATACAACAAGCACAAAAGCGACAATCGTGGACGCTATTCCACAGATGAGTTGCCAGAGTTCAATTTGAATTTGCATTTCTACTTTCTTCTTTCTCGTAATTGTTGACACTCAATACAGAGCTGCACACCCGGATAAGCCTCGCGCCGCGCCTTGGGAATACGCTCACCGCAATGTTCATCCTGACAACGCAGTGCCGATTTCATTTTCGGCTTGGGCAATATGGCTTGGGTTTGAATCCGCTCATGCTCGGCAAGATCAAGCGCCTGAGCGCGGTCGAATTGATCCATTTACCAGTTACCCCACGCGCCAATCAGCAAAGAAGAGGATGGCGCGATCTGCATGCTGCTGATCGGCTGATCCAACGACACGATGCCGCCGAGGCGAATTTCTTTTATTGCGAATACGCTTTGCCGTGCCTCAAGCCGTATGGTTTGCACACCGTTTTTAAAGCCGAAATACATACCGGCATCACCGCTAAAATCGAGCGCGAACCAAGGCGACGGATCACGGCGCACATAAAGTTGCGCTTCACCCGTTTCCTTGTCTAGGACACAGGCTGTCGTTTGCGTATGGGTATCGGCGGGCAATTGGCTGGCATCGATTACCAGCTTGTTATCGTCGGTCTGCACCGGCTCTGGCAAGCCAAGCTTGTTCTTGACAGTCTTCGGATAAGCCTTCACGGCCTTGAATTCCACCGGCGTTGCCACCGTGGGAGTCTTGGCGACCTCGGGCGCAGGCGTGGCGGGAACGGCCACGTTGACCGGTGTTGCGTCCGGATGTGTGCCGATCCATAGACAGAAAATTATAAAAGCTGCGGCCAAAGCCATCAGCACGGCATCCAATTTGGAGACCGAAGGTGGGAGTTTTATAGACATGCGATTTCACCGCCCCAGCCTGAGTAGACCGGTTGTAACGTGAGTAATATTTTGCGTGGATAGTCG